GAACTTCTACATTAGGCAATACTCGCGTTAGCGGTACACTAGATGTTGACAATGACTTAAATATTGATGGCGGCGACTTAACAGTTTCTGGAACCACATTTAATATAGCTAATACTACAGTTACTACAGTTAATTTAGCTGGTGCAGCTACCGCAGTTAACGTTGGTGCAGCTACTGGTACAACTACTATTAAAAACAATTTGGTTGTTGATGGTGATGTACAGGTTAAAGGTGGTGACATTACCACTAACCAAACAACCGTCAATGTTGTAAACGCAACTGCTACTACAGTTAACATTGCAGGTGCTGGAACTGACGTTCAAATCGGTGCTGCAACTGGTACAACTAATATCAATAACAATGCAGTTATTGACGGAGTACTAGATGTTTTAAGTGGCTCTACAGTTACAAATACAACAGACGATCCTACTGGTTTTGATAATCAACATCCAAATACTCGTGGTAATATAGAATTTAGCGATAACGGTACTCGTGTTTACTCAATAGACAAAGATGGTGCTGTTACTGTTCGTGAAGATTCTAAGTTTGCTACTGGCACACCGTACGAAACTGCTGCAATAGCCAAAACTCTTGCAATTTATCCTGTAAGTGGGCAAACAAAGTTTATTTACTGGATTAGTGGTGTACGTTACGAAAAGACAACACTAATAACTAGCACGCTTGGAAGTATTAATGGATATAACTATTTCTACTTTAGTGGTGCTTCGTTAACAAACGGCACAACACGTACAGACCAAGATTTAGGCGATAAAGCACAAGTTGCTGCCATTCGTGGAACTAGTCGTAACAATCGTGTCATATCTGTAGAAGATCAACGTCACGGTATTTCTATTGACGGAGCTAGCTTAGTTTATATTAAGCGGGCTGAAGGCATTAAATTGGTAAGCGGCCACGGTGTAAACCCTGGAACAGCAGGCGGCGGTACTTATGTAAGTACAAAAGCTGGTGAACTGCGCGATGCTGATTTAACCATTACTAGTCCTGTAAAAACTTCTAACAAGTTCTTAGTACGTGATGCCTCTGACTGGAAACTTGCTGATAACAATGACAATTCCTTAACCTATAAGTTAGGTGTTTTAGGTAGTGTTGCAGTTACTTCACAGGGTAGCGGATACAGTGGATTATCAACTACCCTAAGTGTTCAAGGTGACGGTCAAGGTGCTACAGTAACTCCAATTTTGGCAGGTGCTGCACTACAGTCAATTACACTTAATAATGGTGGATTTAACTACGCTAATGATTCTACAGTTACTTTAGTTGGTGACGGTACTGGCGGAACTGCAACAATCGTTGTGCCACCAGGCAAAAATCTTGAAGCAGTAACACTTAATTCTCCAGGCTCACGTTATACAACAGCACCTACTGCAACAGTAGTTGGTGGTGGTGGTACTGGCGGTACTCTTGCAGTTACTCTTAATCTAGGCACGCCAATTGCAGCTGTACACATGGATAGTTTAGGTAGTGGGTATACAACTGCTACTGCTACAATTACTGGCGATGGTACAGGTGCAACAGCTAGTGTAACAATAGTTGCTGGTGCAGTAACAGATATTAATTTAACTAGTACTGGTAGTGGATATACATTTGCAACAGTAACAATTACTGGTAATGGTACTGGTGCAACAGCAACCGTACATACTCGTAAAAGTACTATTGAAGGATATGAAATTACCAATGTTGGTAGCGGCTATACTAGTGTTCCCACCGTAACTATTAATGGTGATGGCCATGAAGCTACTGCTATTGCTCAGATTACTGCAGGTGGCGTAACAGACATTATTATTACTAGTCCTGGTCACGGGTATACATACGCTACTATGACTATAACTGGTGGGGGTGGTACTGGTGCTACGGCTAATGCAATTTTAAGTGGCTATCCAATTGCAGGTATAACAATCACAAATCGTGGTAAAAATTATACTACTACTCCTACCGTATCAATTGTAGGTAATCAGTATAGTATTGCTGGTACCGCAACACTTACACGTAGTGCTGGCAATACAATTGAAAGCATTGCTTTAGTAAACGCAGGTACTAACTATACTTATGCTACAGTAACCGTAAACAGTACTACTCCAGGAACACAAGCAGCTTTTACAGTTGCAGCTACCCCCAGCGGTATTTTAGGTGTTACAGTTACTAATGGTGGTCGTCACTATAGTTATGCAAATATTATTGCAACTGATACCGGTGGTGCTACAGGATTTGCAGCAACTACAACGCTTACACCAGTTCCACAATATAACGGATATGTAAGTCAAGCTACTGGTTATGACTTAAATAATATCCCTGCAGGCAAGTTTACAAATACTTATTTTGCAGCAGTATCTAGTGTTGACAAAGTAATAAAAATTCCTAGTGCATATTTATTTAATACTGTACGCGAAGCTTTTCAATACGCTAAAAAAGAACTAGAAGAAATTAAAACATACGGATTGCCTTATCAAAACTACAAGTTTTTAGGCGTATCAGTTGTAAACAACTCCGGGCAACTACAAACTATACCAGGTACTAATTTAGGTGATGTTTTATATTATGATCTTTTAAATAATGATTATAATTCAGCACCACTTAATGCAGGCGATAATAAAGTAGGTAGAAGTTTAACCGTAGCAGCTAGTGGAAATGCAGCAGCTTGGCTTGGAGCTACCGAGTCTTCAAATGTTTATTATGTTGCACCACACGGTGTTGACCAAATAACAAGTGGTAGCAATATGGCTACTCCGTTTGCTACCATTAAATATGCTTGCCAACGGGCAGAGGAAGGTTCTACAATTTTTGTTAAAACTGGTACTTACAATGAACAATTACCTATTGTAGTTCCTGCAAACGTAGCTATTGTTGGAGATAATCAGCGTACTGTTAATGTTCATCCAAAAACTGGTTTAAGTGATGATGGCGTTACACCTAATAGTCAGTCTACAATGTTTAGGTTGAGCAATGGCTCGATTTTAAATAAAATGACCTTTAAAGGTATGACTGGCTGGGTCCCTGGTACAACCCCTAGCGATATTACAACTTCTACAATTAAAGGTGTTGTTGTTGCATTTAATCCTGCATCTCCAATTACTACTAAGTCACCTTATGTATTGGAATGTTCTTTTATTGGCTCAGGTGCTATTGGTGCTTTAATTGATGGTACAGTTCATTCAACTGGTGCTAAAACCATGATTTTCCACGGCTATACTATTATTTCAGATAATGGTGTTGGCTATTGGGTAAAAGATGAGGGTAAGTCTGAGATTGTAAGTTGCTTTACTTATTACTGCTATTTTGGCTATATAGGTACTGGTGGCGGATTTATTCGTGCACTAAACGGTAACAACAGTTACGGAACCTGGGGTGCAGTAGCACAAGGATTTGGAACTTCAGAAACCGCAGTAACTGGAACTATGGTTGGCCAACAGCTAAACTTCGTTTATCAAGGTGGCGTAATTAATGAAGGTGATACTTTTACTACTAGTAACGGTGCCACGGGTACGGTAACAAACGTACAGTACAGTGCAAATAAATTGTATGTACGTAATACTACTGGTACTTTTGCTTTAGGTCATACAATAACTTTCCAAAATGGTGGAGTAGGTACTGTAAGTGCAGGAGCACTAGAGAATCAAAAAGGTTTTGTGTTAGTGTTAACAGGATTAACAGCAGCACCTAAACCTGGACAAAGTATTCAGATTACTGGTGACACATACTCTTATGTTATTCAAAGCATTCAAGGAACTTATGTAAATAGTAGTTCTATAATTGCTGTAATTTTAGCACAAGAAAAACCAATGGGTAGCGTAAGCGGTACAGCTGTTACATTACGTAGCAAGTATTCGCAAATTCGCTTAACTGGTCACGACTTTTTGTCAATTGGTACAGGCGGTACACTTACTACAAACTACCCTAACGAACCTTTACAGGCTGCTGCACAAGGTAATGAGACCAATGAAGTATTTCCAGGTCGTGTGTTCTATGTATCAACTGACCAAGACGGTAACTTCCGTGTAGGTGAATACTTCCGTATTGACCAAGCAACTGGACGTGCTACGCTGAATGCTAACGCATTTGACTTAAGTGGTTTGACTAGCTTGAAACTGGGTTCTATTGGTGCTCAACTAGGCGAAACTATTAACGAGTTTAGTAGCGATCCTACAATGTCAGGTAACTCAAATACTGCTGTTCCAACAGAGTATGCAGTTAAAACTTTTGTAGACAAATCAGTGCAAGACGCAGACATATTCAATATATTTACACCACTTGCAAATACTAATACAGCAGTAGACACTGATAAAGTATCAGTTCTAGCAACAAACAGCGTAATAACACAAAACTACCATGTAGATGGAGTACTAATGGTACTAGACGTACCTACTGGCACTGCTATACAAAAACTTGACAAAAGTCCTGTAGTGGACACAATTTTAACTGGTAGTTTTATTTCTACCAAACAACAGTACAGTATCCCAGACTGGGCTACAGTTACAATAGATGCAACTTCTATTGTAAATATCACTGATATTCCTCGTACATATCTCTTTTAAATTTTAGGAGCCTAAAATGGGTAAACTTATAGTAGATCAAATTCAAAAACCAGGCGGTTCAACATTCACACTGCCTACAACAGCATCTGCAGGCGGACTAATTAGTGACGCCAGCGGTAACTTATCAATCGGTAACTTTCGACCAATTCCAATAGAAGGCAATACAATCGGTATGATTGTAACTAGTTCTGCACAAGCTAACGTATATGGTAGTACAGGCCAGTGGACCAGCGATGGTCCTGGTGGTCAAACATATCAAGCACGTTATGTTGGTAATACTATTACTGACACTAGTAGTACTCCTATGGCTTTTAATATGCTAATGGGTGATGGTATGCCAACAGGCGGTAGCGACCGTATGTTTGCTTATAACCGTAACGGTGATATTTATCGTCAGTGCTACTATGCAAACAACAAGCGTTTAGGCCATATGCGTCAAATGCAGTATTATTCAGATAATACTACTGATGACTATACTGGTATTACAATGTCAGTATTGCCACTTCGTAATACTACTGGTTCAACAGTTACTAGAACACTTCCTTTTTACCATAGCAGTGACTATAGCAGTTACGGTGGTGCAGCTATTGGATTATACACGCCAACTAACAGTGTAGTTTATAGCGCTGTTCAAGGAGGCACTTGGACACAACCTTATACGTATACTTCAAGTACCAATAACATAGCAGGCACTGCTTCAATATCAATTCCAGCAAATACTACCGTGTTAGTGCTGTTCGCAACTTCACACAATTATCAAACAACTTATCGCTTCATGGATACACATTTCTACTATAACCTAGATACTGTAATTGATGGCAACGTTATTTGTGATTTACGTATGTTAGAAACTTTACGGACTAACCGTAATACTGGTAATGCTACTAACTCTGTAAATATTCCTGCATATTATACACAGTGTGCTACACAGTACGGAGATAGATAATGTTTGCAAAGTTTGATGAAACAGGCAGACTAATTCAAGCTCAAAATGTTTTACCAGACGACGAAACAAAACAGGAATTTTACGAAATTCCTGTTAGTTTCCAAGACTATAATAAACTTAGGTTAATTAAAAACAAAATTGTAGAATTAACTGACACAGAGCTAGAAGAGTTTCAACAACAGTTTGCTAAAATTCGGTTAACTAGAACTGTTGACCGTAAAACAGAACAGCTTAAACTAGAAGTAAAAGAACTTACTAGTCCCGAATTATGGGATACGTATTCTGAGGACAAGAAAAAGTCTATTTCAGAGTATAGACTGGCCTTAGATAACGTTGCAAAACAAAAAGACTATCCAAACGATATTGTCTTTCCAGTTTTGTCTATCTAATAACAGAGTGGGATACTCGTATCCCACTCATTTTATCTTATTAGGATAATTTATGACAAAAATTGTAACAGATCAATTACAAAGACGAGAAGGTACTGAGTTTACACTTCCGTTAAAAGATGGTACTGCTGGTCAACCATTGCTAACAGACGGCAATGGTAATCTTACTTTTGTAGCACCTGTTGTTGCAGGAGCAGCAGCAGTAATAGCTCCTGGCCAAGCTATGTATGGTTTTGGTAATGGTACTTATGCTTGGACATGTCCACCTGGAGTTACTTCAGTATGTGTAGTTTGTATTGGCGGCGGATCAAGTAGCCGTGGTGCTCAGTGGAGCAATTATGCAGGTAACGGCGGTGGCTTAGGCTGGAAAAACGATATTTCAGTTAAACCAGGAGAGACCTATACAGTAGTAGTAGGTAAAGGCGGAGATGGCCAAGGTGGTAGCTATGCTGGTGGTGCTAGCTATTTTATAGACACTGCTACTGTTAGAGGTGCTGGTGCTAGTAACAGCAGTGGTGGTGGATTTACAGGTGATGGCGGTGGCACAGGTGGCACAGGCGGTCAATATGGCGGTGGCGGGGCCGCTGGATATGTTGGCAATGGTGGTAACGAGGACAGCAGCGGTAGCGGTGGCGGAGCTGCAGGCGGCGGTAGCTACAGTTCTACACACGGTGGTGCTAGTGGCGGAGGTGTAGGTCCTTACGGTCAGGGTGCTAGCGGTGGTGGTCGTGGTTCTGGATCTCCAGGCCTAGGCGGTAGCGGTGGTGAAGATGGAGCAATGGGTGAGAATCCTTGGTATAGTTATGGACAGTTTGGTGCTAGACGCGGCGGTTTATTCGGCGGAGGAGGAGCAGGTACTGGTAGTAACACTTCCCTAGGTGGCGGCGGCCTTAATCCAGGCGGTCGCGGTTGTGTTCGTATTATTTGGGGTACTGGTAGAAAATTTCCGTCAACTGGTACAGGAGATATGTAATGGATAATGTTTTATTTAACTATGTAGTAAACGGAGTAGCAGTACTAGGCCCAATACCTTATCGCGAAGTTTTAGCCAGAACAGGCTTAACAGACACCATTGGTTTAGCTGAACTTGGATGGGTTGAACATATACCAGTTCCTGATGAACCAGAAATTACTAAAGAACAGCTAGATATGGGTACTCGTAATCTACGTAAGTATTTGTTACAAGAAAGTGATTGGACTCAATTATCGGATAATGCACTAACTGCAGCTAAAAAAGCTGAGTGGGCAACTTATCGTCAACAATTACGTGATATGCCAGCAACTTTTGCAACAGCTACTAAAATATCTGATATAGTAGTACCAACAGCACCAACCTAATGACAACACTAAAAGAGCTAACACATGAAAACCATGTGTTAGCTGAACAACAACCTTTTACAAAACTATTGTTAAGCGGTAATATTTCTGAAAATATTTATGCTGACTTTTTGTTTAATCAACACGCAATTTACGAAACACTTGAGGCCGTGGCTAACAGCCGAGGCCTTTTAAGTGGCTTGGCTGGAATAGAGCGTAACAAAAAAATATTAGCAGATTTTGAAAATTTGCCAAAGTGCAAAACAACAACGTATACTAGTACCCAAAAATATATTCAATATATAACCACACGAAATTTAACTAATAGTCAATTACTAGCGCACTTATATGTTCGTCATATGGGTGACCTGTATGGTGGTCAGATGATTAAACGTGTTGTTCCTGGCACTACTACAATGTATGATTTTGAAAATCGCAGCGAGTTAATTAACGCACTTCGTCAAAAATTAGATATATCAATGGCTGCAGAAGCCAATGAATGTTTTGCTTTTGCTATTGAACTATTTACAGAGTTAGCCAATGAGTACAATATTCAGTAAACTAAAAGCTCATGCAGCGGAATTGGAAACAATTCTTGCGGCACGGGCTTTTCCTTTGCCAACAGAATACGATTCTGATTGGTACACTAAGAATTTTTCTAGTGCTTGGATCAGACGTGGTAACTTAGATGTTATTGACGTGTCAGAATCCAAAAAACTTTATATGATGCACTTGTGTATATTCCCGCACGTTTACGATGCAGCCCCAATTTACGGCTTTGACATTGTAGCAGGAACAAATAAGATCACAGGAGCGTTTTTAGATTTTTCACCTACAGGCAACCCTGAACATCCAATGTGCAAGTGGTTTCAAGAGTTTGTAGAACCTACTTCGTGGGCAAAGCCACGAGAACTGCCTGAATGGGCACGTAATATATTTTCAAACCGCATGGTTGCAGCAGGTAATATTAACACTGACTTTGAACTAAGTGTAATCTTAGAGATTTCAAAGAAGTCGCTTATTTACTACTTGGACAGTATTCAAAAATATCGTCCAGCGTTAAAATACGAAGACATGGTAGCCCAACACAATTTTACTGACAAACAAAATTATTATTGTCAGCAACAAAAATGCAACCCACATACTCCACGAGTATTAAAAACGCTGGGATTTGATGATGACCAAGTACATGAGTACATAC